AACTGTAATTGAAAGGGATTTAAATCGTTACGAAGTCGTTAAGGTTTTAAACCCTGATGATCAGGTCTTAAATGTTTCGATTTCAAACCCTATAACAGGGAATCCAAGTACATCTACTGATGCTTTTGGTCGTCTACGGGTTTCTTCTCCGTTAACTCTGTTTGATTCCAGCCACCGTTATAAAGATAACGGTCTTTGGAATAGCAGCACAGCAACTGGAGGTGCAGTTACATTCCAACCCAATGAAGGTTTGGTTGATCTGAGTGTCACAACTTCATCGGGTTCTAGGGTCTATAGAGAAACAACAAAAGTATTTTCTTACCAACCTGGCAAATCTCTTTTAGTTTTAAATACTTTTGTTATGGCTCCAGGTCAAACTGGACTGCGCCAACGTGTAGGTTATTTCGGTGCAGACAATGGGATCTATTTACAACTTAGTGGTTCAACCTTATCTCTTGTAGAAAGAAGTATTTCCACTGGTGTATTTACAGAAACAAGTGTCTCGCAAGCTAACTGGAACGTTGATAAGTTAGACGGCACAGGTCCATCTGGAGTTGTACTTGACATTACAAAAGCTCAAATCTTTTGGATGGACATTGAATGGCTTGGTCTTGGCTCTGTTCGCACAGGTTTTATTATTGACGGTTTCTTTGTTCCTTGTCATACATTTCACCACGCCAACTTAATTACTTCAACCTATATTACAACTGCATCTCTGCCGCTCCGCTACGAGATTGAAAACACTGGCGCAACAGCTAGTGCAAGTACGTTAAAGCAAGTTTGTTCCACTGTTATTTCAGAAGGTGGCTACGAACTTCGTGGCTTACAACAATCAGTTGAAACAGCTATTAATGCTCCACGTGATTTAACTACAATTGCAACTTACTATCCTGTTATTTCTTTGCGTTTAAAGGCATCACCGAATCGTTTAGATGCAATTGTTATCCTCACAGCATTATCAATTATGGGGATTACCAACAATGCAAACTATAACTGGAAAGTAATTGCATCGGGTACAACTACAGGAGGAACATGGCTAAGCGCCGGAGATGATTCAGCTGTTCAATATAACATTACAGGTACATCTTTTGCAGGTGGAAGGGTGTTAGCTTCTGGTTTCTTTAATGGTTCTAACCAAGGATCTACTCCAGTTGATATCTTGAAAGAAGCTTTATTTTCTTTCCAACTGGAGAGGAACAGCTTTACTTCTACTGCTTACGAAATCACTTTAGTTGTTGCTGCAAATACATCTGGAGCAGATGTATTAGCATCTATGGATTGGGAAGAAATTAGTCGATAGAATAATAGATATACTTTAATTTGAAATGGCAAAGTCTAAAAATAAGAAAGATAAGGCAGCTACTGCAAAGCAAAACGCTAAACAAAATAGCGGCAATGCAGTAGCACGTAAGGCTAAGAATGGCGGAAAGAAAAAGTAAAAACTTATCTGCCCATACTATTGTTCGGATCTTTATCTTGTTCTGGTCTTCTGCTTTGCTGACCTTAGGTTATGCAGGCAAGCTAGAGAAGATGGATCCGACATTTGTTGCTGCAGTGTTTACTTCAACGCTGGCATCATTTGGAATTGACGCCCAAGCTAATCGCAACTCACTAAGCAAGAGTCCGTCCAGCGCGTACAAACCTGTAAATCGTAAGAGCAATACTACCAACACCAGCAAGTAAAGGACCAACACGTTTAATATAGTTACTTAGTTTTTCTTCGACTGGCATACGGTCAAAGTTATAAGTGTTCTTTAGAGATCGGATATAATCCCATAGTGGAAGTTGAACATCAGCTGGAACAATTGGATTTAACCAGGCACTAACTTTCTCTTCTTTATCTTCAACAAGAAAACTCTTGTGATAGATTCTAACCCGTTCAATGTTGTACTCACCTTTGTAATCTACATTCTTATCTCCAAGCTGGTCTGCAATCCAGAAAATAGCATCCAGCTGGACACGCTGGTGAGGAGCCTGGAGAAAGGTTAGATCCAATTCAACATCTCCATTCTGTACAGAGTAAGCCTTCGTAACCCCGTTGATACAGATCTGTATCCGCCCTGGATACATAGTGCTTTTAGTAGGAAACTCTTTGCACGTAATTGGTCTTGGCATCAACCAAGTTGTTCTTGTTAATACAAAGTAAGGTATAAGAATTGAACTTGTTAGCGCAATACCTACAGTAAGAATCTTGTTCTTATTCTTATGAATGATGCTTTCTATTTCATCTTTGAAGTCTTGTGCTTTACCTGAGTGATGAACAACAAGATTCCTTAGGGCATACAGGCGACGCCTAAAGCCAATATCATATTCCTTTTCTTCTGCAGCAAGGATGATCTTGTCGATCTTTTGCAAGATGACAACATGATCAGCATCAATGTTGTCAGGTAGATGCACGGCAACATGATAATGTATATATCTATTTTATTTGGAATCAGTTCTGAAGCTTCTTTTCTTTAAAATAAAAGGAGTAGCAGACTCAAGAATTTTTTAGGATGCCTTTTCCGAATTGGTTGTCAGGCGGCTTTCGAAAGGCTGGAGATGTTTGGCGTGAGGCTGATCGCTCTTTAGGAGGATGGTTACCTGGAGGCGGAGTAGCTTCTCCTGTATCGCGTGCAACTCAACCGGTTAAGAATGCTGTCAAACTAACTAATATTCGGGATGTTGCTGTAATTCCTGTATTAGATAAAGGTTTATCTGCAGGTGTCGTGCCTCCTGTTGAAGGGATGTATGCACGATTCCTTAGTGGTACATCTAAACCACTAACTGAATTGCCGCCTGCTGTTCGAGCTGAAATACCTGGTGCTTATGCAAGCGCAAGAAGCCCAAAACAAATACTAAACCCTCAATGGGAAACTGCATTGCAAGCCAAGATAAAAGAAAAACTAACGCAAGTCGAGGACCCTTTGATTGCGCGTATGTTTGCCGTGGATGATTTGAATTCCGCAAATATTCCTAAATATATTTCCTCTCAAAAAGCAATAAGCACTAAAGGAAGCGTTCCAGTTGGACAAAAGGACTTTCCTGCAGGCTCAGTATTATCAGAGTCTTTGGGGCGTTTCTGGATTAACCCAACAACTAAACAAATAACAGATCGTTATGACTTCAATTACTACACTCCTGAATATACTGATCCTTCAATGCGAAATCCTCTAGCTGGTATACAAATGCTGAAAGAGGGAAATCCTCGTGGCGCAATTCCTTTGGCAGATGCTTTGGGTTTAATTAAGCCAGGATCTGGTTATGAGATTAAAGCTCCTCAATGAGTTTCTTTCCAGTTCTTTCCTACTCGTGCTTCACCAGTTAGTGGACACTTAAGTTGAAAGTACTCACCTGATTTTCTAAAGGAATCAATAGCTAATTCTTTGTACAGATCTACATGTTGGGGTCTAACTAAAGATTGATATTCATCATGCACATGTGCAACAAAGCCCCAGTCTTGTGCAAAGATTAAACCTTTATCTGTTAGATCATTGTATAGAATTGTTGTTGCTTTCTTTACTGCAATTGCTCCTGTGGATTGGAGAAGTTGGTTGAGGGCCGAATGTTTAGAGCGAATCTGTAACCTTCTGCCATCAATACCAGTGAGATAACCGCGTTGCGTAATGCGATCTTCGATGAGATCTTTAAGCTTCTTGATAGCAGGTAGATTGCTATAGAACGTATCAATAGTTTTCTTACCTTGCTTGTACTGGGTATCGGTACTTTCATCAGGAGATATAATGGATCCAGTCTTTTTTGCACCGCCACCATACAAGATGCAATAAATAAGCCGCTTCGATAGATCACGAGTTGCTTTGCTGATCTCACCTACACCATCATAGATCCCAAAGAGTTTGGCATTGTATGTGTGGATATCGAAACCGTCAGTGCTGACCAACCTGGCGTACTCACCATCATCAAAGTAAGCAAGCCAAGAGCCAAGGGCCCTGAGTTCTAGTCCAGAAGCATCAGTACCAACCAGCAGCCAACCATCAGGAGCATGAAACAGAGCCCTGCACTCATCTCCAAAAGCGTGACCAACACTGGGGACTTGGGCCATATTGGGCCTCTTGTGGCTGCATCTGCCGCTAATACAAGCGTTAGTAATAACTTCGCCATGAATACGGCCATCGTTATAGACCTTGCAATGTTTTAGCCATGCTTCTTTACCTTCTGCGATTTGACCGAGCCTCTTGTTAAAGAGCTGGTATTCTGCGAGCAGCTTAGCTTCTGGGTAGTTCTGACCAAGCAGTTCCAGAACATCGTCATCAACCTTAGGGCTCCCCTTCTCAGTCGATTCAAATGTAATTTCTGGGTACTTACTTTTAAGACGCTCTGCAGTTTGCTGCCTGGAAGCAGCGTTGAATACTGTAACTTTCGTCTTAAGTTGTTTGCCAGTCTTTTGCGACCAGCGCTCTTCCTCGATTGGCGGGAAGGTTTCTTGGAGTCGATCCTCAAGCTCAGAGCGTCGAGCTTTGAGCGTGTTGACCAACGCATAGGCTGCCTTTTCATTGAAGGGAAACCCAAATGTTTCCTGCTGTGCCATGACTAAAGCAAATTCATGCTCTAGTTCTAGACACCTGGCATCAAGCTCTTGGCAGGAAAGATATTCATATAGTCTAGTCGATACTTCTACGTCACCTTCACAATAAGTTTGCATTGTAGGTGTCCATTTTTCCCACACATCTTTAACTTCTTCATCATTTTTCTTGCTCTCTTCTTTGAAATTAATTTTGCTAACACCAAGACGTTCACCCCAGGCAGCAAGACTGTGGCGACCGAAGTATTTGCGTGGGATATGAGAGAACTTTGCAGCATCAACTGGCTCAAGTTCAGGGCACATAACCCTGCTCACCACTAGGGTGTCATAGTATTGAACATTAGGTTTAAGTTGTAGACCTGGATATATTTTTCTGAGTGCAGGTAAGTCAAACTTAATTACATTATGACCAACAATTAAGGTAGCTTCTTTTATAAAATCTAATGCTGTTTCTAAGCTGTGATAACCAGGTTGATCAGCACAGCTAATGATGTTACCAGTATCGAGATCACGCAGCACAATGCAGTGGATTGTATCCATCTGTGGAAGCAATCCATTACTCTCAAGGTCCAATACTAATCTCATATTGGTACCAGATCAAAAGAACTTTTTGTAGAGACGAGCTACGTTAACAATCTCAAGGTCAGCTGTCAGGTCTTTGTCCTGAAGCCTTTGTGAAATATTTTTTGCTTCCGTCAGATCGTGCAGGCACATTGCTTGATTCAGTACTTTTGTACTGTCAATGTCTTGTAAAACAACCCCGTCTTTCCCTGGCGTAAAGCAGAGTACATGGGAAAGATCATGGTTACAAAGAACATAACCGCGTTGCATGTCACGCTCCTTGCATTTGATCAGGGATGGCACGCATCAGAAAGATATCCAATGCAATGTGCAGCAGCATCGGTGCCATGATCAGAGACTTGCTTGGCAGACCGCCAAACAAAGAAGCAAGCTTGTCAGAAAGATCTGTCTTGTGTAGCTCCTGAAACTCAATGGAAAACATATGAGCTAAGCTAAGCAAGAAATCTTCTAGCTCTTCATCAGGGTTCTTTAGGCGCTCCACGATATCCCAAAGCTCAGGATCTCTTTGGATTGCCTGAATTAAATCGTCCACATCATGACCTATAAAGTATGCCGCAAGCGTAGCACCACTACTTTTAAGATCAATGATCAGTATTGTAAGGTTACGTTTACACCATTGAAGATCTGGTCAGGTGAGAACTGGATGTGGCAAGTTCATTTTGCGGTAAGCAAATCGAAACGCCAGCTTAATGATTGGTACAGAAATAAAAAGAATAAACGCGCAAACAATCTTAAAAGCCATCTAACAGGTAAGAGTGGAATCAAAACTTTAAACTATGCTGCCAATGCAATCTTAAAGCTGCGTTGGAAACTAGAACCCGGTGACTGTTTTTATTTAGATTGTGGATCCCGATACCCTGAAAAACAATTCAGGTCTTATTATTACTGGGTAAAAAACCACCCAGATTCTATTGTTGATTTAGAGAAGAAAAGAATCTGGTGGCACCGACCGCCTTATAAAGGTGATCCTCTTTATGAGCTGGGCCGAATCATTCCAGTGGTTCCGGAAGATCAGCTAACTCCCGTGGTGGGCGAGAGATATTTTGAATGTTTTCGGGTTGACTTTTATCCTCAAGTCCTTGAAGATATGCTTCAATCCATGGTTCAAACAAGCTCTCAATCAGAGCAGGTTCAATGACATTACAGAGTTGATAGTAACCAGAGCGCAGAGATTCAATTGAGTCAGGATCACCAACCTGTAACAGGTGATCAAACATGGCAGCCAGCCAGCGGTTTGGCTCTCGCCTGGGGTCAAGCAGGATGGTCATAAACGGTTTTCTTGCTCCGTCTCAGAAAGCATACTGGCTACTATAAAGGATAGGTTGACGATGACAAGGTAGCCAGCGGGCAAGTTAAAGTTAAAGAGGAAGATAATATTGACTAGAAACCAGATCAAAAAGATGAACGGAGAAGTCATTCAATTTCAATAATGACACGACGGAGACAGCCGCGGCTGTCGCGTTGAGCATAGACAGTAAAGTCTCCATCTCCAACTTCAGTATCAACAGAAGTAAACAGATTCCAATTAGGAAGCTGAACAGTATCTGTAGCCGATACCTGGAGATAAGATGGATCAACAAGAGCGATTGAACCGGAATCACAGGCTACTCTCCCTATGATTTTTGGTTTAGATAGTACAGCCATGGCATTGGTGTTGTAAAGTCACTTAGACTCCATTATAAGAACGCCACTGACTGTATGGAATTTGATGATCTTTCTTTATTTTTAGAGTGGGTCTTAACTGAGATGCCTCCGATTTGGGCAGCACCAAGAAAACAAAGTGTTTGGCGAATCGGAGAAGTAACATCTACGCTACTGTATAGAAAAGCACCCTACCAAGTACAACTCTTTTCAGTACCAGGTAATTTTATTATTCCAGAACATACACATCCAAACGTTGATAGTTACGAAGTGTATGTAGGAGGGGATATTAGATTCTCTTTTGAAGGAGAATACGTCCATACTTCAGAAGATTTAGAAGAAGATGAACACGGACTATGTAAAGCACGTGGCAATGTAATCAGAGTTAGGCCAAACAATAAACATGGTGGAATGTTTGGCCCAGCTGGTGGAACATTTTTATCAGTACAGAAATGGCTGAATGAAGTTGAGCCCCACTGTGTAGCAATGGATTACATTGGTACTTGCGTAAGTGAAGATCACTACAACAATGTTGTAGATGGTAAGCCTGAATTAAAAGAAGAATTAACAGAGTATGATGTGGTCAGGGCCGTAGAAGAACCATGACAGGCCCTGGGGAGCAAAAGTTTTTATGGTTTCCTTTTGCTGGTAAGTGAACAGCCCTGCCGTGTAGCTATCGGTGGGGTTGCGCCCCTAATCTTAATACTAATTAAAGAAGTATTGTTACCTCATAAACGGTAACAATTACTACAGATTCTTATAGTTAATTGTATGTGGCTATTGCCATGACTGAATTAACTTATCGTGGTGTCCGCTACAACCGACACCAAGAAGCTTTAAAGAATCGTGCTTGGTGGAACTTAGCCCATCGGCCAGCCCTTTGGTTGAGGTACCGTGGTATTAAGTACCGCCCGATTCAAACTGGTGGTTTACTTTGAAGTTAGAGAGGACTCCGTTCACGGATATTAAGTAAGGGTCGGCCCTTACTCCTCTCATTGCTTCATCGTTGCGACATCACAGCTTCTACTCTGTGATCTCAACCAGTGGCCACTGGTGTGGTCTGCAGAACCAAAGAAATTATAAAGGACTAGATCTTCGTTGTCGAGCCTGCAAAGCGTTCACGGCTAAGACGATGTGTGATCTGGTCACCATTCTCAGGTACCTGGTCTGGACCTTGATGAACAAGGATCTCCCAGATGTTCTGGTTGAGTTTCATGAGTTCAGTGCAGTACTTGAGGATCGCTCGATCCTTACTCTGCCCTGGCTTATAGGTGACCAGTTTCTTTTTGATGCCAAAGGGTTCATCTTCATTATCTTTGGTGTAGCAAGCAATCCAGTAGGCAGCTTGCTTCTGCTGTTCTTTAGTGGCGGTAAAGCCTTTCATTGATAAACGATTTAGATTACGCAGCTACCAGCTGCTTTTGTTCTTGAGAAACAAACTGATCAACAGTTGTGATGATTTCCTGGTAAGCACGGAAGATCCGATCACCTGACTTGAGTAGGTCACCTACAACATCATCAGACGCAACGTTGTGATGAACAATGTACTGGAAGCTGCGACCACCAAGATCCAAACCGTAATAAGAACAAACAAGATACGCGACTGACTCTGCTTCGAGTTCTTTGATCGAGGACGAGTCATGCTCCAGGTACTCATCACGGTTGTGGAGGATGGCGTGGCCTAGCTCATGGGCCAGCACACTGATCATGGTTGCAGTGTTCAGGTCACTACGGAGTTCAATCCTACTGGCACGACCACTGTTTTCAAACCAGCAGCGGCCCAGTGCTTTACCGAGTTCCTCTTCACCAATGGTGAGGACTGGAACAGAGCGACGTTCTGCAACACCGTACATGCCACAAAGCACTTCAGCCGGAGCATTCTGATCCAACTGGGCTAGCATCGTGGAAGTATCTGGTTCGGGGATTGGATCCCCGTGGGTTTGATGGTGGTCGTAAACCTTGACTCCACGGAACCGAATAGCAAGCTTCTCGGGCGTGCCATCCGACTTCCGAATGACATTGCCGTTCTCGTCGCGCTTGTCAATAAGGACTGGCGCAAGAATCCAAATCGGTTTGGTAAATTCTCCTTCCTTAAGCTGCCGATTAAATTTCTCATTCCACTTAGTCCGGCCTGCAACAAGTGGGCTGAACGGCCAGCCACGCTTCTGCTGCGAAAGCATAATCAAGAGCTTGTTATTGAAGCTGTAATCATGGATCTGCCTGATGGCAGAAAGAAAGCCAGTCCAATCCTTCGAGTCAAGAACAGATTGAATACCAGCCTTCAAAGCTTCAAGCGCTTTGTCCGGAACCTTTGGTAGTTTGGTTTGGGTGTTGTTGTCCATCGTGGTGTGTGCAAATACAACAAGGCCTGGGACTTACTCCAAAGGATGCCCAGGCAGTTAATCAGGTTCTGTAATCTTTATATGTTCTGGTACTTTCTCTATTGCACGACGGATAAGACGCAGTGAGTAGGTGTACTCCCGTGTGTCCTGTCCGCCGTAGACAATGTTTAACCATGCTGCAAGAGCAGCGGTCTTTAAGCTGTCGTCATCCATGGGCTGACCCTGGAGGAAGCATCTATATTAAATCTCCCAGGGCTCGTTGCCGCCCAAAGCTTCTGCAATGGTGGGGAAGTGCCCACAGAAGATTGATTTAATATCTTTTGCAATCTGCATGTGCTCGAGCTGAGTACCATTCTTCTCACGTAGAGACAGGTAAGTAATCCAGGAGCGGAGGGAACCGTTCATATATAAACGGGTAGGAGATGCAAGAGGGAGAATGTTACGTGCACATTCTTTAGCAATACCTTTACTTACCATCTCCCTGTAAAGATGTTCACTCTCTTCAAAGAGTGTACTGATGCGCCTGTAATATTGAGCAGTTAATTCTGCATCAAGATCATCAACAGAGTTCTGTCTGTTCTTTACATCTTGACGACGCAAGTGAGGAACATAAGTTGAACCGAGCAAGTTGATATCTGCGTAGCGCTGGCTAAATTCCTGGAAGGAAAAAGAACGATGCCGCAGGATCTGAGTAGAGATTGCACGAGTGGTGTGAATCTCTACACACATGTTTGCCATTTCAAATGGCGACCAGTGTGCATTCTTGATCAGGTAACGGAGCAACTTAGGAGCAGTCTCCATGTTGTTCTCATTAGCTGGCGCGGACACACGTGCCATCTTCGTGATTAAAGCTTCTGCATCTGGTGTTTTCCAGACCAGTTCAACAATGCTCATTTAACATTCCTCATTTTCAAAGACCAAGCGCTGACTGGCGTGATCACTAGAACGGATAGCTCCATCCCAGAGTACT